GTAAAGTTATATTAAAATAAGATATTTTATTTTATTTTATATGATTTTATTTAACTATGAAACTTGGAGACTCAATAAAAAGAGTCAGTGAAAAGGAAGTTAGTTCTTTGTTAAGACAAGGATACAACTATTGTTCTAAATCTGAATGGAAAGAAAAAGTTAGAGTTTTGGTACCTAAGAAAGAAACTGAAACAACAGAAAAGAAAAAAGGAAAACAAAATCCAAAAGGAAAAGCGAAAAAAAGTTATTAGGCTTACAAAAGAGGGATATATAATGAAAAATATATTCCTCTCTTTTTTATGCAAGAAATTATAAATACATTGTCTGAATTACTTGATTCAGAAGACTTAAAATATATTAGAGAAGTTGTAAACACGATAAAACATAAAGTTTATAAATTAAAAGATGTTAAATTGAAAAATGATAACATTTTAATAGATACACAAATTTTAAAAGAAGAAATACAACAAATATTAGACACTAAAGGTTTGGATAGAACAAAACACTATGTTAGAATTCTACATAAAAGTTTAACTGAGTTCAAACCAAGTAAAGTATCAGATATTAATTTAAATCGTTGGAAAGAATATGAAGATATTATGACTGATTCGTTGTGGTTGATTGATAAGCGAGATAGTTCAGGTGCTCATTCTAATACATATCATGGTAATTACATACCACAAATACCACAACAATTCATTAAGAGATTTACGAAGAAAGGTGATACTGTTATAGACCCTTTTCTTGGTGGTGGGACAACATTAATAGAAACTCAAAGATTGGGTAGAAATGGTGTTGGAATTGAGTTGCAAGGAGATGTTGCTCAACTTGCTAAAGATAATATTTTACAAGAAACAAATATTCATGATGTTATTACTGATGTAATAGTTGGTGATAGTTTAGAGGTTGATTTTAGAAAGGAATTAGATAGATTAGGTATAGATAAGGCTCAATTAGTTTTAATGCACCCACCTTATTGGAATATAATAAAATTTTCTGATGATGAGAAAGATTTATCAAATTGTGATGATTTAGATACATTTTTAGAGAACTTTGGGAAAATAGTAGATAATACTACTGAAGTATTAGAAAAGGGAAGGCATTTTGTTTTAGTTATATCAGATATGTATGCTAAGAGTGAATGGATACCATTAGGATTTTATGCAATGCAAGAAGTCTTAAAAAGAAAATATAAATTGAAAAGTATAGTCGTTAAGAATTTCAAACACACGAAAGGAAAAGAACAACAATCGAATCTATGGAGATATAGAGCGTTGACTGGTGGTTTTTATGTGTTCAAGCATGAATATATTTTTTTATTTGAAAAAAATAATTAGAAAATAATGGAAGAGAAAAAATGGAAAGTAACAAAAGTTGGACCATCTGGAGAATATTCAGAAGAGTTGGATTCAAAACAAGTAGCGGAATTGATGTTGTCCGGTGGATTTATGACAATGGTTAAAAGAATGGGTGTTGGTGAAGAGATTTTTTACAATGAAAGAAATTTAAAATTTCAAAGAATTGCGTAAATTTTTTTCATTCTAAATTAGAAAAAATGTTGCGATTTCGGACTATTTTGATTTTGATTTTAATATATAAAAATAAAACAAAATCATAATATGAAGAAAGTTACAACAAGTGAATTATTAGGAAAAGGGTTTGTAGTCAACAATGGTAAATGGTCATATAATGGAACTCCTTGTGTCATAGATTTTTATGCAGAATGGTGTGTTCCATGTAAACCACAATTAACAGTTTTGTCTGATTTAAGTAAAGAATATCAAGATGTTGATTTTTACACAGTAAACGTAGAAGAAGAATATGAATTAGCGGAATTATTCAATATAAGAAATTTACCTACAGTTTATGTTTGTGGAAAAGACACAAAAAAGTTATTTACAGGATTTACACAAAGAACAAAAATCGAAGAAGTTCTTAAAACTCAAATAGGGATTCACGCTTAAAAATATTAAATAAGAAATGTTGCCAGTAATTTAACTGGCTTTTTTTTATTTAAAAATTTTAATATATACTTAAAATATCATAATAACAAATAAATGCAATATTTACACAAATATAATACTTTTAAAGTTAATGAAACTGAAATGATTGGTATGCCAAGTGAATTGATTAATTTATTTGAAAAAGATCCAAAGAAATTGGAAGTTGAGTATGAGAAACAATTAGGTCATAAAGGACATCTAAGTGAATATTTTAGGCAAAATGATAGAGTTTTTACTTTTGGTGTATTGAAAAATATATTTAAAGATGCTGTTGCATATAAAAAGAAAAGAGAATTTGTAAAGGGTGCATATAAAATGGTTCATAGAGCCGTTCCAATGACATTGGCATTTGTTTCATTTCCTATTTGGTTGGCTGGTAATGTTTTAGGTGCGAGTAGAGCATTGAATAAAATATTACAACCAATATTAGAAAATCCAGAAAATAATTATAATGAATTTTTAGTTAAATTATTAAAAGGCACCATGGCTTTTATGGAAGGTGAGATTAAATATGTTATGGGAGATGATTGGTATTATACTGCTTTTGTTATGGAAGATGATTTAATAAAAATGGTTAGAAAAGATGTTCTAAGACTATTTGCTATAGAATTAGCGAATAAAATGGAGCAAGAACCCGATGATAAACCTGTACCACATCACTATATTGAAAATGAATTAAAAAAATACTTAAATGAGAAGTTTAATATTTCGCCACCAATGGGTTTGAAAAGTTCTAAACCAAAAAAGACTAAAAAATAATAATTAAAAATGATTAAAAACTGGGAACAATTCAATGAAAGCAAAGAACATGACATCATCATTACACAATATAACAAAGTAAGAGATGTTATAAATAGTTGTGAAACTATTGAACAAACCGAAAGTGCTAGAAAAATGCTTAGAAATTTAGCAAATTGGTGGTTGAGTGATAGACCATTAGTAAAACCATTCGAATTTAATGATAACAATGAACCTATTGATCGTATTGGTGAATTAGAAGATTTATTGAATAATAAAGTTATTGAATTAAGTCAATAAGTTGTAATTTTTCTTTAATGTTTTCATCATACCTTATTCTTATTAACTGAATATTGTTGTCTATACAATATTCAGTTTTAATCTTATCTCTTTCTTGTGTTAGTTTTAATTTTTTATCGCCACCCCAGAAAGCAACACTTTTATAATGTTGTTCTCCATCATATTCTATACAAATATTATACTCAGGTAAATAAAAATCAAATATTAATTTGTTTTTAAATTTACAATTATCGAATTTATGTTGTTGAATATAATTAATATTCTTTTCTTGTAAAATCTTTTGGATTTCAAGTTCTCCTTTACTGTTTTTGCATTTTGGACAACCTGCACCAAAATAGTGTGAATTTATAGTTTGTTCAAATTCACCGTGATTAGGACATATTATTTTAATTTTGTCTGTGTTTTTCTTATAAAGAAATTTTTGGTATTTGTATTTATTGTTGTGTATTTTAATAAAATCTTTCAATAATTTTTCTTCTATTGTACAACTAATAATAGATGTTAAATAAATATTCATACCTTTTAAATGAGATTTCGGTGATTGTGAATATATTTCATCATTGTATTTAATAAAAACATTAGTTTTATTATTTACATATTCAACTAAACTATAATCATATTTATCACCATGTATTTTTCTGGCTTTTTTTATAAAACTCTCAGTTGACATTTTTATATTATTATTTACACATAATGGACATTTAGTTTTATTGTGTAAATGATTACATGCTTTAGGTTCAAATATACCATGTTCTGGACATATTACTTTTATTTTTTCATGTATATTTTCAAATGAAACTAAACTATAGTCATATTTATCACCGTGTATTTCTTTTACTTTTTGAATATATTCATCATTTGTCATTTTTTTATCTTTTGCTGATTTTAAATTACCACATTTTGGGCAACCTTGATTTCTATTTGTTCTCGTATGACTAGCAGGATCTTTCATAAAAACTCCGTGTATAGGACAAATAATTTTAACTTTCTTTTGAGCATTTTCATATTCAACTAGACTATAATCATATTTATCACCATGTATTTTTCTGGCTTTTTCTATAAATTTTTCTTTTTTCATAAACTATAATTTGTTTTTTCAAAATAACCTATATATTAAAAAATAATAGTCAAAAGATGATAATATCATATTTCGGGGGTAAAAATAAGCAATCAAAATTTATTTTCTCACATATTACAGAAGAAATGAAAAAAAATACAAAGACCTTTACTGAGGTCTTTTCTGGCGCATTTTGGGTCTATGCCAACGAAGATTGGTCGTTTTGTGATAGAATTATATACAATGATATGAATTCATATATAACCAATCTCTTTGCTTGTTGTAGAGAGCCTAAATTTATAGAATATTTACAAAAACAATATGAACCAGGAAATCTATTATATTTCGATAAAGATGTTAGTACAGATTTGAAAGAAGTATATGATTATAATTATGCTAAATTCAAAGAAATTTTCTTAAAATATAGAAAAGAGTTATATCATGACACAGATGGTCAAGAAATTAATATAACACCACCAGATTTTGATATGGCTTTCAAATATGGTTTTATGTTAAGACACGCATTTTCTGGTATTCCTTCTAAAAAAATAGGATATTCATATTCAGCATCTTCATATAAACCAGGTATGAAAAAAGTACCTGAACCTAAATCTCAAATATTGTTAAGAAATATTATTAAAGATAAAGTTCAAGATAAGTTAAAGAAAGTGACTGCGTTTGAAAGTTTAGATTTTGAAGAACATATTAAAAAATATGATTCTCCTGAAACGGTATTTTATGTAGATCCACCTTATTTCCAACACGAAGATAATTATTTCAGAGGTGAAGAAAACTTTGGTATTAACGGACATAAGAGATTGGCTGATGTATTATCAAAAATACAAGGTAAATTTTTACTATCTTATTATGCGTTTGATGAATTGTATGAGTATTATCCAACGGATAAATTTGTTTGGAAAGAAAAAGAATTTAATAGACCAACAACATCTTGTGCAAAGAATGAAGAACATGATAAGAAAGGATATGAAGTTTTAATTATGAATTATGATCCAGATGAAATTTCAAAATCTACAAAAGAAAATTTAGATGATTTTTGGTGCTAATCTAAATTATCAACAATATATTTATTATAATCATCTATAATATCATATTTAAAAATATAATGTTTATTTTGTGTTGATGTACCAATTATATTTTCTATATTTTTTCTCCAATTACTAATAAAATCATCAAAACCATCAATAGTTTTGTTATAATACTTTTGAGATAATGCTTTATTTATATTTGTGAAAAATATTTTTGCATCAACGTACCAAAGAACTTTATTATCTTTAATTTCAATATCATCAAGACCTAATTGTGATAAATATTTAAAGAATTTTTCTAGTTCTTCTTTTAATTTTGGTATGTGTATTTCTTCATCATATTTTTTTGTTAGTTCTTGAACTTTTCTACCTATATTTTCTTTTCCTTTAAATTCATCGTATGTAGATGGTGTTAAAGCTTTGCTCATATTATTAATCATCATTGCAGAATTATAATTATCATCTTTGTTTTTGAAATCTAATTTTAAATTACTCATTAGGTTTCCAATGGTATTCATAAAATTAGAATTATCATAACTTCTATCTGGTGTATATGATTGTGCTTGAATAAAATTTATTCCTAAGAACCATCCTTTTTCTTTTTCAAAATGAAATTTATTATTTTTTAATTCTATAATAGCATCAGAAGATTTAAATGTTATTTGTTTGTTTTTTTGAACCCAATCCAATAATTTATTAAAACCTCTATCAACATCAATTTCATCACCAGTTTCTTCATCTACAAATGTTGTATTATTCATTTCTAATAAAAACTTCATAATACTTAAAACACTCATTTTCTTATAAACCTCATAATCATCTTCAAAATTTTTTAAGAATTTGTCTATATCGAAATCACTGTCTAACCAATTTGGATTATCTTTTATTAATTTTCTATAAAGTTCTGGGTTTAAATCATCCGCAGAAAAATCATCACCAGTATTATATTCTAACATTATATCACTTGCTACAAAATTTTCCCATACCATTAAATCGACAATATATTTATGATATTTTTCGATTGGTTTTTTATTATTTCTGCCTTTACATTGTGTGATTATGAAATCGTCTTCATTCACAGCCATTGTCACATGTGGTGATTTAGACTTTCTTAATGAATATAAAGTTGTACCTTCTGTAGTATTGCCACAATGACCCATTGCTTCTGCTTCATCTTTATCATAAGGTGTTTGTAAATCTATCCAATAGAAACCATCATCAAATGTCATAAGTATATTACCTGTTTCGTTTTCTATAAAACCACTGGCTTTAAGTTCTCTATGCCAATCAATAGCAACTCTCCAAACTTTGTTATAATCTGTATAATCAGATAAAATTGTTTCTTCATTTTCTCTCAATGGGCTTTTTAACCAATCTACTATTGTTGTAATATTTTCTACACTTTCAATATATTCTAAACATGAATTTATTCTATCATTCATTTCATTTCCAAAGCTTATTTCTGGATGTTCTTCAGCCATATCAAATAAATCATATAATACAGAATTTTCATCCAAATTCCACTTTTTTTCTATCTTCCATTCGTTGAATATGTCATTAACTATTTCATCTGATAATTCGCCTTGCTCTAAATATCTTTTCATAGAATTGGTTAATATAGTTAATGTTTTTTCTGTAATTGTTCTATCACCAGTTTTATAATAATTTTTAGTTGAATTAATAATAAAATCTTTAACAAGGTTAGCAAACCAAACAAGATATTGTGTGCCTGATGAAGAATCTTGACTAACAACTTTATTGACTAAGAAATTTATAATTTTTTTGTTTTTAAGAAATTTGTGTATTTTCTCTTTAGTCTTATTTATTTTCTTATCTCTAGCTTTAGATTCGTTTATTGATTCTAAATAATCTAAATATATTTTACGTTTTTCTATTCTATTCATTGTTAAAATTATATTTCTAATGCATCTCTAATATGTTCCATATCTAATTCGTGATAAATGGATTTAGCCAGTTCTATCCAAGATATATTATTATTAATTACATTGGCTAATTCGGGTATATCTAAACTATCATTAACATCAATTGACCATATTTCTTCTATTTTTTCTTCTAAATGTGGAGTTCCATTCCAATTCAATCGAATATAAGAATCTATTAATTCATTCAATATAGAATCTTTTGGAAAATATTCAAACACTTTAATTATACCTATTTCTTCCAAAACTTCTATATCATTCTTATCTTCTCTGTCCTCCCAAGGAACACTATCTAATATATTTTCACATTCATATGGGAAATCATTGATTATAATATCATATAAAATACTGGTGTCATCAATATTATATGCGGGATTTTTAATTATTTTTTGTTTTAATTTATCATTGATAAAGTTTTCTATATAAATATAATTATCAGAAACATCAATAGTTTCAAAAATAATATATGTTCCGAATTCTTCAGATGCCCAAATTACGCCTTTCTCTTCTAATAAATCTGTCATTGATATTCTGAACATAACTTCTGTCATATTTGGTTGTGGAATATCTTCAATTATTTTATTCCATTCTTTTTTTAATTCTGTGTTTTTAGGTAAATAATTGACTTTAACTAAATATTTAATTGTTTCCGTTAGAAATACATTTTCAACTGGTTTCTCATCTTTATTATCCCAAACATCACATTTTCTTTCACCATTTTCTTGTACTGTTTGTTCTATTGCAAAATTCTTTGAAATATCTAATTTATTGATACAATAAATCAATGCACCATCTTTACCAAAATGTTTTGCAAAATGCTCTGATGGATTATAAACAGTACACCAAGATTTATCACCAAATTGTTCTGAAATTTCTTCAGTATATGGTACAAAAATAATCCATTCATAACTATCATAAATAACATCTACGCCGTCTTTATTTTTTAGTGTGTGCCAATCTTTATCTTGATTTAATAGGTCTCCTAATTCTTCAACACTTTTTTTTCTTTTATTTTGTTTTTGAGTTAGTTTGTGTTTTATGTTCTCATATTTAGTAACCATTTTTATCATGGCTTTTTCAATGTTTTCTTTCTTAGTATCTAATTTCGAATATCTATCACACAGCCATTCAAAATATGCTTTGTTGTTTGTTGGATCATTTTCTTTGAAGTATTCGACAATTTTTGGATTTATCCTTTTTTGAAATTTTATTTCTATGTCTTCAATTCTTCCTTCTAATAAAAGACATTCATTTACATTTTTTGCATTATAAAAAGCGTTCTCGCAAAAAGCATCTATTTCATATTCAAGACCTTCTAAATCGGTAAATACATCACCATTATCATTATAAAAATAACCAGATAGATAATTATCATCTTGAAATAAAATCTGACCTTGATCATATTGAATATCATTGACGGTTAATTTACCTGACCAACGACTATGTCCATCATATGGTTCTTCAACATCATTTAAAATTAATGTTGCATCATATGGACCAATTTTATCAGTATAAATTTTGGTGTTAATCTTTTTCTGTACTTCTTCCGTGGATTGGTCTTTTGAAAATTTATTTAAATATTCTTTTTCTAATGATGACAAACTATCAACACCAGATTGTGATATTTTATCTAATATTGAATTAAGTAGTTGATTTTCAAAAGATTTAAGATATTTCATTTCTAAGATATATTTTTACACACTATATATTAAAATATTTTATGTTATAATATCATAGACTTTTTTTCTTGTTGTACCTGAAATGAAATCTTTTTTGTGTAATAGGTGTGTTCTATTATTTGTCGTAAAATCATTTACTTTTACCCAGCCTTTTTTAATTTTATTATCAACTTGAATATTTGTGTATTGATAACCTTTTATTTTACAAGTGACTTTTTCACCATCATCTTTAATGATTTTATAATCAACAACATATAAGATAGGTTCTCCTTTTGTGTTATTTATAATTGCTTCATAATCAAATGATTTTATATTAGATTTTCTTGTATCTTCAAATCTTTTCAAGTCATCAAAATGACATTCATTTAATTGAAATTGTTCATATGTTTTCAAATGTTTATAAGTCATAAAGTAGTCTGTTTATTATTTCTTGTGATAAATCATCACCATCAATAGTTCCATTGAAACCATAATATGGTTCGTCACACACAATGAGATGTTCATTATCATATGAGTCTATATGAGGAATATCGTTTATAATGTCTATTATTCTGTCATAATCATTTTCGGATAATTCTAATTCGCTATGTACCTCTGAAATCCAATCAAAATCTAAATCAAAATGTAGAGAGGATTTTCTATTATCATCATACCACCAAATATTTCCATCTTTTTTTATTAAAGAGCCAATTTTATTTTCAATAGATTGAATGATAGTATCATATGCTTTACTTTCATCAGCGGCTTCTTGTGCATTTGTATAACCATAATCAAATGCATCTTTTAAATCATCCCAATCAATTGGTGTAAAATCGACATCACCTTGTTTTGTGTTTATATTTTCTGAGTTTTTTGTTTTCATTAAATTTTCAAATGAAAGAACACCACCGATTGGTGTTTTTATCCATAAATCATCTTTGTTAGGACTTATTTCGGTATTTTTTGAAGACATTATAAAAGAAACCGATTCATTTTTTTCTTCATCGAAGAATTCTATTTCATAACCGTCATGTGTACAAAGATTATATAATTCTTCAAATAATCTTGGTGTTAATTTCTCCCAATCATATGTATAATCAAAATCTAAACTATAGTAACTAAAATAATCACGACCATCACCTGAAAGTATTTTTGTTTGCCAACCTTTTGTACGATCTCTATTATCCTTGAATATATCATCAAAAGAAGTCCAATCATCAACTATAAAATGAATTTTTCCATCAATTATTTTAAGGTCTTTGTAACCTTCTATTAGTTCTTCTGTTGTTATATGTTTCTCTTTATATAATTTGTATTTAACACCAATTCCTGAGTTATCTATTAGTGTTTTATTTGCTTTGGCTAATTCTTTTATTTGATCACCTGTTAAATCAAAAATATGAAAATCTTCTGATGATTTATATTCATTTGTTGAAAATTTTAAAATAGGTTGAAAACCATTTATAATTTTAACATTATCACTAACATTTGGATATTTTAATAATTCTAATATATAAGGATGATATTTCTCCGTTGGCTTTTTATTATTTCTTCCTTTCATTTGATAAACAATACCATCTTTGTAACTTTGTCTAACTGCTGTAGTTACATGAGGACTTTGTTTTCTTCTTAATGAAAATAGTGTGTCACCATAATGTGTTGTGCCACAATGTCCCATTGCGTTTGCTTCATCTTGACTAGAAGTTGTTTCTAAATCTATCCAATAATATCCATCATCAAAAGTCATAAGAACAGTCCCTTTTTCATTAATAATTACGCCAGTTGCTTTAATATTATCATGCCATTCTACAGCTCTATCATATGCTGTGTCTAATATTTTATATTGATTCAAATCAACTTTTTCCTCTTCTCTAATAGGTGATTTTAGCCAATCTAAAATAGTCCTAACTTTATTACGTATTCTTTCATTATATTCATCCCATGATAATTTTATAAATTCCTTAAACCTTTCAGCAAATATAAATCTTTCCTTATCAGTAAATTTAACATTATTGAACCTTGATTTTTCTCTATTATTTAAAAAATCTTTTAAAATTCTTATGATTTCCACATATTTTAATTCCGTAATATATTTTCCATCTATTTTTGGTAAATCGTAATTTTTGATTTTTCCTTGGTTTGCTTCTATTTTTGTTGCTGTTTCTAACATAAAGTCTTGCATAATTTTATCAGCAAACCAAATAGTATATTGTAATCCTGCAGTACCTTCGGAATCAACAACATTATCAAAAACATAATTGATAATAGGATCATATTTCAAAAAATTTTCAATCTTTTGTTTTTGTTTGGCTATTTTATTATCTCTTTTTTTACTTTCTAATAAAAGAGTAAATGAATTATAATTTCTTAACATTTTAGTTTATCGTATTTTTTCTTGTATTCTTCATATGATTCTGGATCTTTATCTTTGAGAATTGATAATAGTGCATAAAGACCATCTTTTTTTTCTTCATCAAAATAGTTACTTATTTTAGTTTTCAAATCATTTAATGATTCATCACTCATTTCTTCATATGTTTTTATATGTTTCATTTTATCTTTATAATTGGGTATTTTTCGTCTTTTATTTGACAATGAATATAAGATGAATCCCATTCAGGTTTATTTTTTTTGAAATATGTTAAATATATTCTATCTCTTTGTTCTTTATCTATTACTTTTTCACCTCTTTGACCACCTGCAAAAATATATTTAACATGTGGATTTTCATCTAAATATTGTAATATAACATCTTTCAAAGTACTCATTATTCTAAATAATTCACCTCTATTTGTTATGACTGTATCATCATATGTGTAATAAGCTTCTTCATCCTCACCATCAAAAACAAAGAATGATATGGCAATTGTTTTTTTATAAAATTCTACTGGATTTTCTTCTATAAAATTATTTTCTTCGATATCTTCCTCAGATATAAATATTGGAGGTATTTCTTCCATAATGTTTATTGAATATCTTAAATCACTATCTGTTGAAAAGAAATAATTTTTTGCATGAACGCCCAAAATTGGTATATCTAATTGATTATCAATTTCATATGGTGGTAATTTTATTTCACCAATTTCTAAAATTAAATAATTTTCATATGTTTGTAAGTATTTCATATATCTTATATATTTTATTCTGAATAAATTATTTCCATCATCTCATCAACCGACAAAGTATCAACATAAGCCTTAATATAATCAGAAAAATCTACATAATTGTCACCAATCTCAGTTAATTCTTTATTGCTCATATCATATGGATTACCATAAAATTCTGATATAATATCCTCTGATGTATAACCACGATATTTTTCATTTTTGAAATAATATTTAACAAAATTTTCCTTTTTATTATATTTTTCTAAAAAATTTTCAATTTGTGTATAACAATCACTTCTATCATATTTGGTGTTTTCTTCATAGTGCTGTTTTTTCAATGTTTCTGGTTTTTCTAATGATTCAATGAAATCATCTATATCTGGATAACCTTCATCTTTCCAAAAAACACCATAACTAATACCAAAATATTCATTAAACTTTCCTGTGTTTTTCCAAATCCATTCAAATGTGTGTTCTAACTCAGCATCAAATGCTGGTAAGAATTCTGATGCGAATTCTATTGTATAATAATCTATTTCAGATGATATAAAATCATTAAAATCATTAAGATAATTAGAATCATCTAATAATTTCAGATACAAATCTTTATTCATCATTATATCATCAAAAGAATAATAAAAATTATATACATCTTCTTTTAATTGATTTTTATCTATTTGTGGGAAATCTACTTCATGTTCAACTTCATCTAAAATCTGATATATTTCAGAATCTTCATCAAATTCTTCTTTCATATCATAAAATGAATATAATGTTCTTTGTTCTTGATCGTTATAATCATAAGGAATAATTGATTCGTTTGGTCTGAGTTGAAATGCCATATCTTGTGTAGAATCTAATTTATTTATACAATATAATAAACCACCTTTTTCACCTAAATAATTCTGAAATTGTCCTTCATCGTATGTTGTGCACCAATTTTTCTCCCTATTTTTTTTATTTGCAAATTGACTTGTTTCATATGTAAATGGTTGAAATACTAACCATTCAGCGCCATTATGATAAACTTTAACATCTTTTTCTGAATAATTTTCTATTTTATCAAAACCATCTTTTTTATCAAGAACTTTTATAAAATCTTTCATTGTTTTAATTTTTATAATTGGTGTGCCAATAAGAATTTTGTTATTTTCAAATTTTTTAATCATATATCTGAGAATATCAAGTTTTTTTCCATCTTTTAACCATTCAGTTTTTAACATTTCTTTTCTTGGTAAATTCAATGTTTCACTGACACCTAGTTCTTTTCTATTATTTTTAAAAAAATGAAATAGCCAATCACTATATGCTTTATTATCAGTTGGATCTAAATCAAAAACAACTTCACCTAAACCTTTACCAAATTCTTTTTGGTATTTTGATAATAAATCTTCTTTTCTACCTTCTAAAATAAGATAACTATCAAATGATAAAACGTTTTCTGAAGTTCTTTTAGCTTGTTCCCACCAAATTGGATTCTTTTTAGCTTTCAATTCTGATCCCCAATCAGTAAGTCTATTCTTTTTCCAATATTCTTCTTTTTCTTTTGGATTCATTAAATGTGGTGCTTTAACTTCTTCTTCACTTCTTTTATCTGAACCTAAATAATCACTTAATGGTACTATTTTTTCAGGATATTCTCTATTAGAATAATATTTATTAACACCGCCAATATCAACGATTTCTATCTTCCAATCATCATCAAAGTGAAAACCATTTTCTTCTAATGAGTAAAATATTCTTGCATTCCAACCATGATTTTTGAAATCTTCATCTTGACCATCGGCTAAATAAACTTTTTCCTCATAATAATAATAATTACCATTTCTTTTTTCTAGATTATGGTCTTTTAATTCACCATCACTCGTTTTAAAAACTATTTTAAAATATTTTTTACCATAGTTGTATGCTTTTTCGATTTGTTTTAAAATGTATTTCATTTCATTTTCTGGTGGATATTCCCAAAAAGAAATAAATTTAGCATCTAACCACATTCTACCTGGATAATCTAAATCTCTACCTTGTTCAGATATGTTTAGATGTTTGTTTATACTATAAGAATCATCATTTCTTTTTGATATTATAACTTCACCATTATCAAATCCAAATATTACTGCATCATCATCTGTATATTCTAATTTTATATTATCATATTCCAAATATAGAGTGTCTGGACTTTCATTCAGTTTTTTAAAACTTTTAACGTGTTTCATATTAATAATGTATATGATTTTGTTTTATCTTCTCCCGCAATACTTTCTTTGCCACTTTCTTGTATAAAGTTCTCACTTTCAAGTGCATTTATTATATTTTTATCTAATTTTGGGTTAATGAAAAATTCTTTGTGACCTAATTCATCTGAATCAGGAATGATGACACTAAGGTCATCATAATTTCCTGTGTGTATTTCTAATTTAACTTCAAATGGCATCTTATCTTCATCAAAATTGAGATGAAAATATAATTTCCTACCATTTACATTAACACTTATAACACCAGAATAATCATCAAATTTTGTTACCATTTTAAAATATGATTTTTGTCTTATATATTAAAAAATAATAACAAAAAATTTGAATAATGAAATTGTAAATATGACAAAAATTCACATTATTGTTGTATAAATATGACAAAATTTCACATATTTGTTAATGGCACAAGAATTGAAAATATGACAATTGAAATTTAGTTTATTAACTCAAAAAAAATGAAAGCTATGACATTAATTAAATTTAAACAAACAAAACCATTCGACAGAGATTTTGATGATATGGTAAATGAATTTTTCGGATATAAACCGACATTATACACAAGAAATAATAATATAGGTTTAACGAATGTGAAAGAAACTAATGATTCTTACTGTTTAGATGTCCAATTGCCAGGATTTTCTAAAGATGAAACAAATGTTGAAATCCAAGATAATATAATTTCGATTTCAGCTAATGTGGAAGATACCAACTCAGAAGATAACAAATATTATAATAGACAAGAGTTTGTAAAGAAATCGTTTGTGAGAACATTTAATTTACCTGAAGATGTGGATGAAAATAAAATATCTGCAGATATGGTTGATGGTGTATTATCAGTGGTTTTAAGTAAAAAGAAAGATGTGGTTAAAAAACCAACAAAAATTAAAATTTTGTAATTGAAAAAAATCCTCGAATTTGTTCGAGGATTTTTTTTATATATAAAATATGAGTAAAGAAGAATTTATTAAAAAAGCCAAAGAAATACATAAAAATAGATATGATTATTCTTTGGTTGAATATAAAAATAATCATACCAAAGTAAAAATAATTTGTCCAGAACATGGTATTTTTGAACAAAATCCATATAGTCATTTAAAAGGTTGTAATTATTTTATTAATAAAAAATTAAACACAGAAGAATTTATTAAAAAGTCGAGAGAAATACATAAAAACAAATATGATTATTCTTTGGTTAAATATGTCAATGCAAATACAAAAGTAAAAATAATTTGTCCAGAACATGGTGTTTTTGAACAAATTCCTTATAGTCATTTAAAAGGATTAAATTGCTTATATTGTGTGAAAACAATAGATACAAAAACATTTATTGAAAAATCTAAAAAGATACATAAAAACAAATACGATTATTCATTAGTTAAATTTAATAAAAGTAATATCAAAATTGAAATAATTTGTCCAGAACACGGTATTTTTAAACAAACACCAAACAATCATTTATGTGGTGTTGGTTGTCCTTCTTGTGCTGGTAATAAAAAATTAACTACAAAGGATTTCATAAAAAAGTCTAAAAAAATACATGGAAATAGATATGATTATTCTTTAGTTGAGTATAAAAACGCAAACACAAAAGTAAAAATAATTTGTAAAAAACATGGCATTTTTAAACAAACGCCTTATAAACATTTAAAAAATCAAGGTTGTCCAAATTGTAAAAATAGTAAAGGAGAAACTCTAATAAGGAACTATTTAGAAAATAAAAAAATATTATTTGAACAAGAAAAAATTTTCAAGAATTGTAAAAATAAACAATTTCTGCCTTTTGATTTTTATTTACCAGAATATAATATATGTATAGAATATGATGGTATACAGCATTTTAAACCGATTGAAATATGGGGTGGTGTGAAAGCATTGAAAGAAAATCAAAAAAGAGATAAAATAAAAACAGATTATTGTAAAGAAAATAATATATACTTGATAAGAATTAAATATAATCAAAATATTAAAAAACAATTAAATAAAATATGATTGGTTTACAGAGAGATATGGATGACCAGTTTTTTCGCATGGTAACTATTGCTTTAGCAAGAACGATGAATAAATCAATTCGTTGGATAAATCATTTTAGTCCTAAAAACGATACTGAAACAGGAAGAAAAAGAGTTTCAGTTCCATTTTATACAAGTTTAACTGGTGATGAACGATTTGTATTGGATGCTTTTGT